GCTATAACTTTTGCGACCTTCTGCGTTCTAAAATGATTTGCGTTCTTTGGCATAGATAAAACCCAACGCATAAAAAAAGGGACTCGAAAGTCCCTTTTAATGTATCTAAGTTTTGGAGAACTTATACATCTATAGATTTATAGATATGCGAATGATAAGTGCTCCAGGTTTATTTGTAAAGTTAATGATCTCCCTTTAAAAATATTAAGGTGCATATCCCAAAGACAGCTCCACATATAAAAGTAGATCCAACGCCCAAGATACTCCCATTAAATGAGCTAGATATTATCCAGGTAGGAATGATGGCCACTAGTGCAGCCATTACTCCATTGATAGTACCAATTTTTATATCTTTCATGCTTCCACTCCATACGCACAGTCATACATCATATTACAGACTATGGCTGTGTATGAATTTTCGGGAACTTCTATAGAAGCTCCATCGAACCAATCCATATACCAATACTCAGTAAAGTTAGAATAGATCCTACATTCAGTTGAAGGCCCACCCCATGAAAATTGAAGCCTATAAAATCCGGCATCTTTTCCATCTGCTTCTACATGATCCCAACTTAACGCCGTTTGATTTACATAATCAAAAAGATCTTCATATTCATGGTAATAGTCGCGTTTGTGTTTATCAACAGCAATTAAAGCTATTGCTTCGCCCTCTGTTGCTTCTTCCATTGCTTCAAAGAATTTAGATGCAGCTTTGAAGTCTGCTTCCATATCGTCGAATGTTTGCTGTACTAGATCAGCACATTTTTTTTCTTGTTCCATTGTTAAGGTTCTCCTTTGTTATTAACACATTAATTATAGCATTTCACCTACACATTACAAGCACTTGCAGCTTTTACCAGGAATACCAGGAAAATAGTATGGGACTCTATTGGGACAGATGTTGTTTTTTGAAATCGCTTTTTGCTTAGGGGGTACCCCCACATATAAGGGGGTGCGATTTTTTTTTTGGGTATATAAATAACTATCAACATAAACAATTAGGCTCTAAACCATTTTACCCCCCCCTCTTTAATTAGGTACCATAATGGGGTACCATATTTTATATAGAGAGAAACCATTTTGAGATGCCTGATAAAAAAGCCAAACTAGAACACGTACCAGATGATGCTCTAAAAGAGATCGTCATGATAAAAAATCGCCTGAAACAAATGGAAGTTAGCAACAAGGCTAACACCAACTTCATTGAGTACGTTAAGCATGTATGGGACGGCTTCATTGAGGGCGAACATCACAAGCTCTTTGCTAAAAAGCTAGAGAACGTAGCTATGGGTAAGACCAAGCGCCTTATCGTCAACATGCCACCCCGCCATACTAAGTCAGAGTTCGCATCGGTATTCTTTCCTAGCTGGATGATGGGCTTGCATCCTGATATGAAAATAATGCAAACTACCCATACGGCAGAATTATCTGCTCGTTTCGGGCGTAAGGTTAGAAACCTTATGGACACAGATGAGTACAAACAAATCTTTGAAAAAGTCAGACTCTCAGCAGACAGTAAATCCGCAGGACGTTGGGAAACCAACCATGGCGGAGAATATTTCGCGGCGGGTGTTGGCGGAGCCATCACGGGTAGAGGTGCTGACCTCCTTATCATTGACGATCCTCATTCAGAGCAGGATGCCTTATCACCAAGTGCACTAGAGTCTGCATACGAATGGTATACCTCTGGGCCGCGACAGCGTTTACAGCCTGGCGGAATTATAGTTATCGTTATGACGCGCTGGAGTACGCTGGATCTTACTGAGAAACTTCTCAAGAGGATGTCCGAAGACCACGCAGATCAGTGGGATGTCTTAGAATTACCTGCAATATTAGAGGATAATACGCCTTTATGGCCCGAATTCTGGAAGATTGAAGAGCTTGAGTCTGTTAAGGCTTCGATTCCTGTTGCTAAGTGGAATGCTCAGTATATGCAGAACCCTACCTCAGAAGAGGGTGCTTTGCTTAAGCGAGACTGGTGGCAGATATGGGAACACGATGAACCACCCAACACTACCTACATATTGCAGTCATACGATACTGCCTTTAGTTCCAAACAGACTGCTGACTACTCAGCTATTACTACATGGGGTGTGTTCCGCCCTAGCGATGGAGCGCCTGAATCTATTATCTTGCTTGATGCAAGGAAGGGGCGTTGGGACTTCCCAGAATTAAAGAGTACAGCTTATGAAGAATATATGTCTTGGCAACCTGATATAGTCTTGGTAGAATCCCAAGCAAGTGGTACACCTTTGACGCATGAGTTGAGGATGATGGGGATCCCAGTTGTGAACTATCGCCCAACTAGAGGAAAAGACAAAGTTACTCGTGTGCATTCGGCTTCACCAGTATTTGAGGCAGGTATGGTTTGGGCTCCAGATACAATCTTCGCAGAAGAAGTGATAGAAGAATGTGCGGCTTTCCCATTTGGAGAGCATGACGATTTTGTAGATTCGACAACACAGGCTATACTAAGATTTCGTCAAGGAAACTTTATACGATTGGACTCAGACGAGGAAGACGATGAGCCAGTTCCGAAACAACGAATATATTATTAGGAGTAATAACATGGTAAAAAAAGCAATAGCAAAAAAAATAGCATCTGGTTTTAAGGCTAAAATAGATCCTGTAAGAGATTTAAAAACAGCTAAAGCAGCTGGCAAAATTAAACCAAAGCCAAAGCCAAAGCCAAAGCCTAAATCAGCAACAAAAATAGTCGTACCTGCTGCATCTGCTGCTGTATTAAAAGGCCCTTCAGCTGTAAAAAAAGCAGGCGCTGCCGCACTTGGACTTGGTTCAGCAACTGGAGCCGCAACACTTATTAATAGAAATCAAACACCAGAACCTAAAGGTAAAACTTTTAATGAAGCATTTAAAGAAGCTCGTTCTAAAGGTGAGGGAACTAAGTTTACTCATAACGGAAAAAATTACACAGCTGTAACTAAAGATGATCTAAAGAAAAAAGGTTACGATGCAAATGAACTTGCTGCTTACAATAAAAGAAAGGGTAAAAAAAGAGGCCCATTAAACAGAGCTGGTCAAAGAGTTAAAAAAGTTTTACTTGGCAAAGACAAAAAGTTTGGTGGCGACAAGGGCGCTATAGACTTTATTAGAAAGCCTAAGAAAAAAGCTGGTGGCGGTATGATGAAGTACAAAGACGGAGGATCAGTTAGCTCTAAGAAATCTTCCTCAAGAAGAGGATGCGGTGCAGCTAAAAGAGGTTTTGGAAAAGCTTTAAGATAATGGGCATCAAGAAAACAGGGGTTACACACATTAGCAAGTTTGTAAAAAAAGTTGTGAAAAAAGCTAAAGCCCCTAAGATTGATAAACTAAAAACTAAAATACATAACAAGACAAGTAGGCGTGACCAAGATGCTCAATACATAAGCAACAAAGCTTACAATAAAGAGACTAAAGAAATTGCAGAAATGAAGATAGAGCTAGGCAAATTAATTAATAACTAACATAAACATGAAAAAACTTATAGCAAAAAAAATAGCAAAAGCTTTTAAACCAAAAAAAAAGTTACCTTCTTACAAAAAAAAAATACCCACAAGTGAAAAAGAACTCATTGCTGCAATAGCTGTTACTGCTCCGCCACTTGGAGTTGGTTTATATAAAAGTCAAAAGGCAATGTTGGCAGAGAAAGCAAAACAGAAGAAAGCGATTGAAGCAAAAAGAGAAAGGGAAGCTGCAAAAAAGAAAAAAGAAAATAAAAACAATAAACCTAAAAAAATGAAAACAGGCGGCATAGCTATTAAAGGTTTTGGCAAAGCTTTTTTAAAAGGAAAAAATTAAATGGCAGACATAGATAAGGCTATTACCTTTGAGGATCAGGTAGAACTAGGAGTTCGTGATCGTTCAAATGAAATGGAAGTTGAAGTTGACATTGAAGAGGAGAACCCTGACTTTGAAGGCTTCGAGGAAATGGAAGATGGTTCTATTATGTTTGGCGATGCGCCAACTCCGCCAATGGAAGACACAGACTTTTATGCTAACTTAGCTGAAGATATAGATTCTTCTGAGCTAAATAGCTTGATGAGTGATCTTATGAGCAGTATTGATTCTGATAAGGATTCACGATCTGACTGGGAGAAAACATACAAGGACGGACTTCAATACTTAGGTATGAAGTACGAAGAAAGATCCCAGCCATTTGAAGGCGCGTCTGGAGTTATGCATCCGCTTTTAGCCGAATCGGTTACTCAATTCCAAGCTCAAGCTTATAACGAACTATTACCATCTCAAGGGCCTGTTAAGACTCAGGTAATTGGTATGTCTAATGCTGAATCTGAACAACAAGCAGCTCGTGTGCAAGAGTTTATGAACTATCAGCTCATGCAAGTTATGAAAGAGTATGATCCTGAGACAGATCAGATGTTGTTTTATCTACCATTGTCAGGTTCTGCGTTTAGAAAAGTTTACTATGACCAGAATTTAGGTAGAGCTGTATCAAAGTTTATACCTAGTGAGGACTTAATCGTACCTTACGCTGCTACTGACCTGCATAGCGCTACAAGAATTACTCATGTCATTGATATGTCAATGAATGACATTAAGAAACTTCAGCAGGTAGGCTTTTATCGTGACGTAGATATATCTACAGGCGGCATGATGGCAGATGATATTGATGGTATTCAAGAAGAGATAGATGAATTACAGGGCGTTAGTCCTAGTTATGACGATGATGATACTTGTAAAGTACATGAAGTTCATACTGAAGTAGATTTAGAGGGTTATGAAGACCTTAACCCCGAAGGAGAGCCAACAGGCATAAAACTACCTTATATCATTACTATAGCTAATGATAAGGTCTTATCTATACGTAGAAACTACAAAGAAACAGATCAATTAAAGCAACGTACTAATTACTTTGTTCACTATAAATTCTTACCAGGTCTAGGTTTCTATGGCTTTGGTTTGACTCACATGATAGGTGGCTTGTCTAAAGCATCCACTTCTATATTAAGACAGCTAATTGACGCAGGTACTCTATCTAATTTACCTGCTGGATTTAAAGCCCGTGGTATTCGTATCCGTAATGATGATCAACCACTTCAACCTGGTGAGTTCAGAGACATGGATGCTCCAGGTGGAAGTTTGCGAGATGCCTTTGTACCGTTACCTTTTAAGGAACCAAGCCAAACCCTACTCTCTCTCCTGGGTATCTTGGTTGACAGTGGAAGGCGTTTCGCTTCGATAGCTGATACACAAGTTGGTGATGGCAATCAGAATGCTCCTGTTGGAACAACGATTGCATTGTTAGAACGCGGCACTCGTGTAATGAGTGCGATTCACAAAAGATTGCATTCGTCTCAAAGAATAGAGTTTGAAATATTAGCTTCTGTCTTTAGTGAATACTTACCACCAGACT